GCGTAGCCAGCATTGTAAGTAATTCTTACAGCTCCTACTCCCTTTGCCCACATTTTGTGATTACCATTATCATCAGTTCTGATTATAGCATCAGAATCTAAATCTGCATAGTATTCATAGTTTCCTGTAGTTAGTTCCGCGTACGCTCCGCTATACGAGGTTCTTTCTTCTACTTTATCAACTGCCGTTAACGGACTCTCGCTGACTATTATCGTTGAGGTGTAGTTATCATCTATTGAAAAAGTTTCTACTTTATCTGTGGAGATATAGTCTACAAACGAAGTACCACAGTACTTTTTGACAAGGTCAGATACTTGAGGAACTATTACATTGAGACGGTCGTCTTCTTTCTCGCCTCTAATTCCTTCAGCGTCTTTATATTCGTTTGTTGTTACTAAATCTGCCATAATATTATATAAAAAGTATAGTGGGGGCGAACCCCCACTATAGGTTAGCTATTAACTAGCTTTGAACTTATAAGCCCACTTAGAAGTAGCACCATCGATTAGATCGGTGAAACCAATTCTTTGTGAAGCAACAAGAACTCTTCTCTGGTTAGCAACTTCGTAGTCTGACTCAATTGTCACACCTCTAAGTCTAGGCATTACGTAGTTTCTTGCATATACTGCAATCGCTCCGTACCCATTAGCTGCTTGAGCAGGGAATTCGTCACACATTAAAACACGTGATCCAAATACCTGACCAATCTCACCAGTGAGTTTTGTAGCCATATCACCAACTAGATTAGCATCTTGGAATTCTGCGTCTTCTAGTAATTGGAAGTAAGCGCTTTGTGAAACAATATAAGTTACGTCGTTAGGATTAACACCGTATTTGCCCATATTCTTTCTTAAAGCAAGCAATTCTGCAGCAGTAACAGTATCTGAAGCTACAGCTGTTGCTGATTGAGTTTCATCACTATCTGCTGATGCCATTTTGATAAGACCATCAAAAGTTCCTGATGTATAAACACCAGTAGAGTGGTTACCTAATAGTAACGCATTCTCAATACCTTTTGCGTGTGATCTAACAATTGATTCCCTAATTAAAGGAAGAATCGGCATGATTGCATCTTCTTCAGTCTCGTTACCTAAGTAAGATTGTGAAATAAGTTTGTGAGTTGATAGAGTTTTCTCTGTCAAGTCAACACCACCGAAAGGTGCACCATAGGTGTCGCCTGTCTGTGCCAAGTTACCGTGTGGTGAAGAACCACTAGCTACCTGGTTGGTAGTAAATTCAGCGTATCCGCTGTCTGGAAGGATAGGGATAATCATGTTAGCAGAATTCATTTGAATTTCTCTAAATAACGGTGCTAATACTAGCTCGTTTTGAATATCTCTTTCAACGTTTGTAGATACGATTTGCTCGAAGTCTGCACTAGAAACTGCAACACCTGAGTGTGCGTTTACTTTTTCCATTACGCTCTTAGCATAAGGAGTGTCATAACCTCTACCAGTTGCAAGACCTAAGATCTTGGCATCTACGATATCGCCTTCGAAAGCTTCTTTCCAGTTTTTGTTCCCTCTATCTTGGAAAATTCTTTTTGATTCGCGCATAGCTTGAATCTCTTCGGATTTTTCAGATAATTCGGATTGAAGTTCTTTAACAACAGACTCTAAGTCTCCTTGTCTTTCTTCAACCTTAGCGGCAACATCATTGATAAGCTTCTCAGCTCCAGAAATACTTGACTTAACAACTACTTTCTGTTTTTCCTGTTCAGCGTCCAATTCAGCTTTTTCAGTAGCTTCTACTTCAGCTTGCGCTTTAGCTTCTGCTTCTTCTTTAGCTTTTTGCTCGGCTTGCTTCATAGCAATGCTAGTTGCAGTTTGATCTGCTACTTGCTTTGCAAATGCTTCAAGGTCGAACTCAGGGCTTACTTCAGGAGTTTTGTTTTCTTCTGACATTTTAGTCTCCGTTTTGTCGGCTTTTGCCTCGCTTGACTGCTCAATCTTTGCACTAGCGTCGATTGAGGAAGTCTCTTTAATAAAGTTTTTCTTGAACTGATCGTACTCTTCCATACTATCAAATGATTTTGCTAGAGAGAAGACTGCGGTTTGGTTACAAGGAACCGAAACAACAGACACTTCAAATAGTTCAGCGTCCTTTATCTTATATCCGTCGGTTTCTGATATATAATCAGCGTCCTTGACTTTGAAACCAACAGAAAAAGCTCCAAGAACGCCATCTTTAATAAGATCTTTAATTTCGCCAGCAGATTTGGATATACGAGCAGTAAGCTCTAGTCCATTTTCTGTGACTCCTATTTCTTTTGCACGGCCGATTGGTCGGTCGTAGTTATGATTGAATAAGATTACTGGATTATTTTTAAAATTATCCAGACCACCTTTAGTCCAAGCATTCCCTTCAATTATGTCACCAGCACGATCCAATGCGTCCGTACTAGCTGATCCTTTGATATCTAGTCCGCCATCTTCATCTTCTGATAACATTTTGAAAGTATTTGTCCAGTGAAATATCTTTTCCATTTACTTCTCCTTCTTTTCTACCTTAGCCTTTTTAGGGGCAGGGGCAGGAGCCGGTGCAGTTATTTCAATTGGAAATCTAAATTTAGCGGCTGCTAAAACTCTATTCCATGAGCCAAACTTTCTTCTCATAAGATAGTCTCTCACAGGAGCTTTCGGGTCCGCTTTATAATCTGATAGGCTTATGGTATCTACATTTTTTGCCTGCATATACTCGCTTAAAGCCTTTAGCATCATATTTTTTGTCATAATTATTCTTCCTCTGCGGGTGGGGTCTCTTCTGGTCTACCACCTTGCTCTGGATTCGCGGCACTTCCTGCAATATTTGCAGGAACTCGCGGTTGATCGAATCCGTCAATCGTCTCAAGTCTCAACGCCTCCCTTGCTTCGTTCGGTGTTAATATTCCCGTATTTACAAGTGTGGCGTAGTAGTTTGCCTGGTCTCTCAATTCAGGCTGAAGTGCAGGCACATCGCTTACATCTTCATTTAGTTTAAAACCGAAGAACCTCTCGAAAGCATACCCCATCTTTCTAATGATAGGAAGTATGGTTTCTAAATAGTAAAGACGGTGATTTGGTCTAATGTTAGCATTATTCCCACCGTCCAATAAAATTGGTGGAACACCCATAGCTTCTAGAATAATTCTTTCATTGGTTTTTATACCTTCTTGAAAGTCTAAGTTCTGGAAGTTTACTTCTGTAAGGTTTTCCACTTCTAACCCGCCATCTAAGAAGAGAGGTCTACGACCCCCTGATGTTGGATTATATCTAGCAACCCAAGCCTGTAACATTCTTTCTTTGATTTTCTCAGAAAGTGTGTTAGGTGACTTAAGTACTAAACCTGGTACTGCTCCATTCTTGAAGAAGTTATCTTGGAATCTTCTCATACTTCCAAGTAATTGCATGGTTCTCCATGCTGGCTTCAATCTAGGAACTCCTCTATAAATAGAGTTGAAACTGTTTTCTTTAATATGTATAATCTCTTTTGGACTATACTCTACTCCGTTATCGAATACAAACTTATCAATGTAAGTATTCTCGTCTGTTTCTATTGTGACTTTGTCTGCGGGTAGATGATAAAGGTGTGCCCCATCAAAATAGACAAAGATATTTCCGTCTATTAGTAGGTCTGTGATTAAATTTCTTTTGAATGAGCTAACGTCCTGAAATGGGTTAGGCTCTCTATTAAGTAACAAATCGAGCTTACTTCGTCTCATATTCTTGACGATGTTGTTCATTCCTTTTAATTGCTCACCAACATCAAACGGTATATCCGCAGCGTCGTCCACTATCATGTTAACTGCTCGGTTTACTACCTCTAGTTGTTCGTAAGCGTTTCTGTAATTGGTAACAACTTCTCTTGTGCTAAGTGAACCGCCCTCTTCTCCAGCGATGTACGGCTGAGAAGGGTTAAGCTTCTCATATTCCTCGCTTGGTGAGGTTCGTCCAATTAGTCTGTCATACCATGCCATATTTGTCTCTCTGTATACCCACCCATCTTTCTTGTTTCTTAGCTGTTACTACTCGTGGGCGTTTGCCGTAGATGGAGTGAAGTTTCATATGATGTTCGTGACATAATGTAACAGCAGCTTCGTAAATTTCTTTGTTGTGTTCAGTTATAAACTGTTCTCTGATACCCATAATATCTTCTGCATCAGTTATTTTAATCTTATTCTTTCTCAGCCAAATCTCTAACAACTCTGTTAGACCGTGGAAATGATGAAAGTCGAGATTCTGCGTTGCGCCACAGATAAAACATTCCGTCCCTTTATTGTATTTCGACTTAGCCTTGTCCCGAACATATTTAACTAGATCTCGTTTTAGTTCCATAACTTATTCCATTCATTAAATTATACTATCTTTCGGGTATGTTGTCAAGAACTATTTTTGTGCGGTGGTAGTTAGAAGCTAGTGACACTTGTCTCGAACGAGTACAACGCATACCGTAATGCATCAGCCATATGTGATGCCATGTTGTGTTTTGGTTTCTCTTTCAATAAATTCGGATTGGGATCCCATTGGTATTGGTCAAGGGAGATTAGAGTCTCGTGACATCTTTGATCAACTATAAGTCTATCATTATCACAGATCGCTGCCACATGACCTATCCCGTCTAGAACAGATTTCTTTGCGTTAATAGTACTAATGTCATAGTTTTGTGCAAAGTCGAATCTTGTTTGCTGTGCAGCTGAGTCTATATAAATATAATCTATATTCCATTTATTGATAAGTTCTCTAATCTTTTCTGCGTGCTGTTCTGTTGTTCTTTCGGAATCCATATATTCATCTACCAAGTAGTATTTACCTGAGTCCCAATCATACGCAATTACACAGAAAGCTGTAGGATCTTTATACCCTACGTCCATTCCTGCGAAGATATCCATACCCGTTAGATCTAGCTCTGCTAAATCTTGTTGACATTCTTCTCTTTTGAAACCCCATACTTGGCCTTCAAATACATTGAAGTCTGCCATGTATTCCTGATTGAATTCACTTTCCGACATGGTTTTCCGTGCTTCATGTATATCTTCTTCAGAAATTCTTGGGTTCTCATGGTAGGTAGCTTTTACTGATGCCCACTCTGGAAACTCATCACTAAATCCTCTATGCCAAAACTCCGCAAACCAATTATTCCTACCACGTGGTGTAGATATAAATATAGCTTTGGAGTTTTCTTTATCTAGTGTAGGTCGTAGTGCGACGTTGAAAGCGTCCCGGCCATCCACAAGGGCGGCTTCGTCGAAGATGATGAGGTCATAGGACCTACCAACGACTGAATCCACTTGATTAACCGAGCCCATACGTATCGTACTATGGTTCGAAAGTTCAATAACTTTATCTTTTGCATTATCTTTAATTACCTCTAGCTCAAAATGTTTTATGAGTGTTCTTTGAAGGTCGAATGAAATCTGCGAGAGTGAGTAGTTAGGCGACATTAACAGAACGTTAGCGCCTGGTACTAAAGTAACTAATTGACCAATTACATTAGCAATGTATGTTTTCCCTTGTCTACGTGAGACTGCGGCAGTAACAAAACGATACTTCGGATTGTTAATTGAGTTGATAATGGCTACTTGGGTACTATTAGGTTCTATCCCAAGTAATTCCATGTAGCCATGTATCGGTAGCTTAATGAATCGATTTTCGCTTTGAAAATCCATTAAGTTGTCTGAAAGTATGTCTTTTCTAGATATTTCTAACATTAGTGAATCGTCTCATTAGTGAAAAATGAATCGACTTCATCGAGGAGACCTTGCTCCTCAACAACATTATAGAGGTACATGAAGGCAAGAGCGACATTCTTCATGTCTTTCTCTTTCCTACTTAGATCTCTCTTAGTTGCAACTAAATCAATAGCTGCTGTAAAACTGGCTGCATTGAGAATACTCTCTTGTAGCCATAGAGTTCTCCCATTTACCTCTTTCATAATGTTACCTTCTAGTGTTAATTGGTACGCCCTTAACCGTTGCGGCTGAGGCGAATATTCTATCTTCCATATCCTTAGATACGTATTCAGCAGAACCTGCTTCTAAAGTAAACGAACCTTGCACGTCTGTTCCTGATGCACCATTCAAAATAGTGACGGTTGCTTCAGCACCTGCTAGATTAACTAATCTTACTTCTTTGGCGAGTTCGAAGTTACTTGAAGCACCTGCTGAGGTGCCACATGCTGCTTCTGCTCCTATAAATCTTACTGACATTTAATTTCTCCTAACGCTTCTTGCGTCCTTTCCCTTGTTTGTACTTTATGGCACGAAGTCTTTGCTTCGCTGCCTTCTTAGTTTTCGATAAACCGGGAGTATTGGTTATCTTCCAGCCTTTCTTTGTCTTCCT